ATAACAACAGCAATAGGTGGGTTTGGGTTGTCAGGCATAAATGCTGAAGTTCTTAAACCTGTGATAGTTCCAAGTCTTGTCGCAAGACCAGTTCTAATTGAGGATACGGATGCCATTAAATGAAGTTTCTTAATCTTCTGTAAGGCATTACGAGTTGTGCAACGTCAGGATCAAGTTGTGATGAAACACGGATAGCGCCAAGGTCACCGAAGCCAGCAACACCTAAAGGACTGTCTAAACGTTTGTAAATTCTTGATGACTGAATAACACAAGCCTGTTTAATTGCAATCGGTACAGATGGCCAACCATAAGTTCCAACAACTTTAATTAACGCTTCGCCACCCTCAATGGGCCACAAGTAATCGCCAACAGCACGGATAGTTGTGAAAGGCCAAGGGATACCATCAAGAACACCGTTCAAAGGTTCAAGTTGGTAATCGTCAGTTCCCCAAGTTGTATCAAAAACACCATCAGCGTCTTGGGCTGTTGTGATTGTTACTGTTCCGTTTGCAAGATCGTCTACTTCAACAACGAAATCATCCTGGGCAACAAAATATCTTGTAGCAGTTCCATAGGAATAAAATTGACGTGCGGCATAGCCGTCTATAAGTCTTGATGCAGATTCAATTGCCATCTCCAAAAGAGAATCGTCAATAGAATCTGTGATGCGTAAGGCCGCTTTCACTTCAGTAAGTGAGGCATAGCCGTTTGTTATAGCCAAAATAACTCCTAAGTTCTTAGTCCTAGTTTAGACTACTTGCTGACCCCAGTTGCCTTTATACTTGATGAGAAAATCATTCTCCAAAACAAGGTTTTCTCTGTCGAATAATACTTGTTTTCTTTTAGAACTAGCATCAGTTAAATCAGTAAAAGCCACTCTAACGTTTTTAGCAGCCCTACAATAAGTATCTGTCCAACTCAATTCATACTCAATAGATTCGCGTTTATTCTGAGGAATAGGAATTTCTATTTCTTTCAAAATTTTACGCTCATAAACACCCATATACATTCCATAAATACAAGGATCGTTTGTCAAAGAAATAGAACCTTTATCGTGGGTTAAAAGTTCAAATAGTTTCTCGTTTTTAATCACAACAGAGTCTTGCAAAAACATAAATCTTTCAACTTTAGTGTTGTTAAACACCCAATTTATTTTACCTAGTTCAAAAGTAAAATCGGATAAAACTAAAACTGGTTGAGATATAGAACCCAAGCATTGCGCTAACCAATTTTCTCTACCTGGTGTTGTAGCAATAACAATCATATTTTTTGTTTAATCAACGTACTTGAAATCCCTTTAGTGTAAGGGATGTAAATCAAACTAATGTTTCTTTCATCTAACCAGTCTTGGTCAAACTGCATCTGCTTGCAATAATCTTTCCTAGCCCAATCAGAACCAATAGCAATCACATCAGGCTCACATTCTTCAATAGCAGGCTTTGAGTCAGCACCGCCAATGTTAGGAACAACTAAATCAACATACCTGCAAGCCTCTAAAACAACTGATCGTTCGTAATAAGACAGGATAGGTGTTTTCTTTTTGTACTCATAAATAAATTCATCTGTATTTAGTGAAACTGTTACTGAGCCATCATCTCCAGCAATCTCTGAGCACCTTTTAAGAAAGTTAATATGGCCTGCGTGAAATAAATCAAAAGTTCCACCTGTATAAACTCTTAATCCCAACCTAATCTTCTCCTACGTTTAATATCCCATTTACCCTCAGTAAAATCCTTGCTTTGTCTTTTTTGAGAAAAGTATTGTTCGTTTGCTGAAAAACTTAACTCGTTCTCTTTATGGAATCCTGCTTTTAATGTTGATGAATTATCGTGAGCAACAGGAATGAATGAACGTTCTATTTTGCAATTATTAAATTCTGCTCTGCGTTCATAGTCTGTATCCTCAAAATATGCTGGCACAAATGATTCATCAAACAAACCAACTTTTTCAACAATTTTCGATCCAATAGAAAAAGCACACCACTCTGGACTGCCATTTGAAAGAAGCAAAGTTTCAGAGTTTGATTGTTCAGCAAAAAGTTTTAACGAGTCCCCACCCCATTCAATATCAAAGTTAGCGATCAGCCAGTAATCAGATTGTGGAAGTGATTTGATTCCAAGATTCCAAGAAACAGGAACACCAAGATTGCTAGGGAACTTCAGATGCCAAATCTTTGATACCCATTGATTCCAAGTTGGTGACCAATCAGATTGCTTTGCCCCATTGTCAATGATGACTAAATCTTTAACTGCGTAGTTAATTGACCCAATCATTCTGTCTAAGAGGTCATAGCGTGTTAAAACAGGCACAATCATTGCAGGTATCAACTTACTTATCCCCAATCACTAACTTCGCTAATTTTGCCCTTTTAGGCTGTTTTAGGCCTATCAGAAGCCACTCTTGCAAATATGCTGTCCAAAGTAGGTTTCCATTGAGTTTCAAACACAAAATCGGCATCATATTGCTTAGCGAATTCGATAGCCTTTTCTGAAACTTTGCGACCTTTGTTATACGACTGAACTAGGGCATCAACTATTTCTGGAACAGATGGAATATGAAACCAAGACTTCTGTGGCGCATCCCAATAAGGTTGCCCACCGATTTTGAAACCATCACCACAAAGTTCAGTAGAAGCAGCGAAATTGGAAACAATAACAGGAACACCACACGCTTGCGCTTCAACTGTTGGAATACCAAATCCCTCACCCATACTTGTCGATAACAAAACATCCATTCCAGAATATATTGATGCAAGAATTTCTTGATTGATTCCTGAACGCAGTAAGTAAGGATCAGGGAAAATTACTTTTTCTTTAGGAATACCACAAGATAAAATCAAATCGTTTATTCTGATACCACCCATAGAACCAGATGGGTCAGTATGTATATACAAAACAGCGTCATCATATTTTTTAGCAAACATTGAGAACGCTAAAAGATTTTCACCAAAGGCTTTACGAATAGGTGTGACACCTTTGTTCGCTGCGTTCATACCAACAACAAATTTATCTTCACTAATCTTCATAAACTCGCGACCAGTAATTACATCACCATTTGGTGTTGTAAAACTTTTAGTTGGTTTGAAAACTTTTTCTATTGCGTGAGGAACATACCAAGATTCAATTCCAACATTTTCTAACATATCTTTACCGAACTTGCTCATAGCAATTGGATAAACAAATGGTAAACGAGACCAAGAAGCAACTTCAGGTGGTGCAGGAACGTGATCAATAGGAATCCAAGAAGCAACAGGCCATTCAGCCCACTTCTCACCTTTGAAAACCCAAACATCAAACAAAGTCATCAACAAATGTTCTGCATCTAAATCACGTCTTGACCAGTCGTGCATATGTGCAGGAATAACATCATTTGACCACATATCCATTCCGCGTGGGTAAACAGGAATAGTTCCAGCAGGAGAATTCCAAATAGTTGCAGATGCTTCTAAACCATAATTTGATGCAACAGCAACATCATTGCCATCTGCTTTAAGTCTTGTAATTGCTTGAGCAGTTTGCTGACCATAACCAGTTGCAGCCCAAGGTGCATTAGATACCCAAAGAATTCGTCTTGGGTGTTGTACAACATTTTGTACGTTTTTATTTTGTTTTTCTAAAGAACGTCTTTGTTCACGATTCACGCAGAGACTCCATATGTACGCAGGTGTCTCCCACCTTATTACAGATGGGAGACGATTTATGTCTGAGACACGGCCTGCGCTCCGTGTCCCAGACGATTGTTCAAATCAGACTCGGTTTAGGAGTTGCTTGATTTGAAGAATTTAACGTGACTGGTTTGAATTAAGTTACCGTCTACTCTGAATGTCGCTCTAAAAGTAACTAGGTCACTTGAGAAAGCGAAATCATCTGAACGATCTAATTTCAATCCACCAACTTGGCGAACGTAGTAACTTGGTAAGTTACCGAAAATCACAGGCTTGGCTGCTGATGCTGCTGAAGCCATTGCTGGGTTTTCGAATATTGGATAACCAAGTAGTAAGTCGCGAGCATCTGCTGAAAGAGATGGTGTGAACAAGTATTGTCCAGCATTATCTTTCAACTTACGCACGTTAGCAATAGATGCAGAGTTCATTTGGAAACCAGTTCCAGGAAGTCTACGACCCATTGTGTCAATGCTGTAAACAAGATCAATCAAGTTATCAGCAGTTGGATTTAATGCAGTTCCAGTTACAGCAGAACCTGCACGGTTAACGATTCCGTTTGGTTGTACAGTTCCTGTTCCTACTGTTAATGCTTCGTTCACTGCGTAACCCATTGCGTTACCTGTTTGTGCAGCAAGGAATCCAAGAATATCTACGCCAGCATCTTCAATTAATTCGCGTGAAACTTGGGTCAAGAATGAGTACTTGAATGCACCAAGAGTTACGAATGAGTTGAATGTTGGGTCAGATTCTCCGATTGCGTTGCCTTCTGAAGTAACTGTTCCAGTTGAATAAGCTGAAAGTGAAGGAATTTGTAAATTCTCTCCGCCAGCTGTGTTCAAGATGGTTGAAGTTTCCAACATTGGGCCAACTGTTCTAGCAAGCAAGATAACTTGATCGTAGAAAGAAGTTGGAACTGGTGAACCAGTTGAACCCTTAGTTACATCACGCTTTTCGAAATCGTATGAACGGATTTCACCGCGTGCCATAGCACGGATTGCTTCTGCATCATCTTTTTCGTTGCGTACTTCTGCAACTGGGCGAGCTTGGTTTTCTGCACCTCTCATAGCTTCAGCAGCGCGAAGTTCGCGATCTGCATCTGCTTTTAAGGTTTCGATTACCTTTGCGCGTGAATCTAGGTCAGCAGAAATACGTTCGTATTTTGCATTTTCCTCAGCAGTTAAATCGCGCTTTT